ATGCCATCAAAGTAAGCAGTTGTTGAATTGTAATCTTCTATTGCAAGATCTGTCGCTTGATTAACTTTCATATCTAACAATGCTAAATAATTTGATCCACCAGCTCTAACTTCAGCACCAGTATTTAATGTTTGTACAAATAAGAAATCATAAGCTTCTTCTTGTTTTTTAATTAATCTTGGTCGATCAATATTTTCATAAACTTTTTTATTAACTTCAGTCTTTGCTTTTTGTAATGCTGCTTGTTGGTTATAAACACTTTGATTATATTTGCCTAAAGCCTTTGCTGATTGTGCTGCTGCTATATTACCTATGAAACTCATATATCTTTGCCATCCTATAATAGTTAGTTTGGTCTGGACCATACATGGTCATCAAACCTTCATTTTTTAAACCAAGCCATTCGGCAAACCGAACTCCAGTTTTAAATTCTTCTTTGACTGCTGTTTGCAATCTCCAAACTTCGTTGTTCTTACAGAGTAGATCTAATCTTCTCTTGACCGCAGAAGCTGCTTTAATTTTGTAATCATGAACTCCTTTACTTGCCATAACCCAACCTTCAGCAACTCCATCCCATAAAGGAATAATGCCGCCAGAAAGGATAGGAGTATCGTCAACCAATAAAGTGAATGAAAGACCAAACACTTTAGTATCAATTCTAGTCTCTGTGTAACTCGCATCTATATCCATTAATTTATGGTTTAATCCAAACTCAACCATCTCATCGCCATGATGTTTTTCGTAAGGAACTATTTTAAAATTAGCCATCCGATGTAACTAGAGTTGGATAGATTGCTAATATTGAACAAGGAAGAGGCTGATCTTGTTTAATAAATATAAAGCCATCCGAATTATAGTCATCGTTAAATTCAATTTCTTTGTCTCCAGAAAGTAATGTATCAACTGGATTACTTAATAAAGATGATGTTGTTCTAAAAGGAATAGTCTCTAAATTTGTTAATGAAGGTCCAACCTTTACACCAACTGTTTCAAATAATCTTAAAACTACTTTTGAAATTCTTTTTGTTTTACCTTGAGATGTACCTTCAGCAGCTCCACCTTCAATTCTCATTGTTTGTAAAATACTATCGTAAGATAAACCAACACATGCTTTAGTAACTGATCGATCTAAAGTTATCTGTCCAGATCCATTGACAGTTTTATTTGCATGAGCTGCGCCATCAGCCAATATAGAAACTGTTTGACCTTCAAGATGTGATAGACCACTTAATGTAGTTGTAGCAGATCCAGAGTAGGAGAGGTGGCTATCTAAAAATTTAAAATCATTTGCATCTGTTTCATCAAAATCAAAATCAGAAAAACATTCTACATATCTTTTAGTAGCACCATTGATTGTTCTTTTAACAATAACCCAAACTTCATCTTCTGTTAATGTTCCAGAAATACTTGCAACACTTTCACATACTGCATTGCCACTATCAAACTCTCCACCAAATATATGTCTTGTCCAGGCAATTACATTTTCGGATCTTTGATAAGTTAAACAAGCTAGAACTCCATCATCTCTAACACACCAAATATTACTACCTGGCTCTTGTTGATATGACATTTCATTTATTCCAGTATCAGTAACTGTTTCATTAAGAATAGTTAAGTCTGGAGCTTGATAACCATCACTATCAAAGTTGTATTGTAATTCTCTAATTTTTCTTTTTGCTTTTTGTAAAAACAAGATTGCGTTACCAGCTGGAATAGCATCAACATTTGCAGATCCAAAAGAACTTTGTTTTTTAATTGTAATATTAGTTGGTGTTATACTTGCATCTGTTCCATCTGCTGAAACTGTAAATTCTCCACCAGTAGTACCAACCACTAAAGTTCTTACTGCTTTCATATATCTAATGGCATTAACTTGATTAGATGCAATCGTATAAACCATAGCATCATCAGCATTTGTGCCAGTAGTCATGTTTTCATAATCTCCAGCTTTAGAGAAAAATAATGTTTGTGGCTCATCTAATGTGCCAGCAAAAACTAATCTTTGTTCAAAGAATGAAACACATGAAGGATGTCCAGTCGTATCTGAAAACGCACCTAAGTTCCAATCAGCAGTAGCAGCTGTGCTAGCAAAAGCAGTTGTAATTGTACAAACAACAACAGTCGTACTTGATCTGGATGTAATTTTAGCTTTACCACTATTAAAAGATATTATTCTTCCAACATCAGTTGTTTGAAATCCAGCTCCACCATTTATTCCAGTTACCGCAGAAGCAGTTATATTTATTCCTGTTCCAACTCCAGCAGAGGCTGGTGTTAAAGTAGTCGATGTTGTATTCGTTGCAAGATAAGGTCCATCAGTAAATTCTACTTCTGTTAATGTCCAAGAAGTATGTCCAGTTCTTGATAACTTCATCACTTCATGATTAGGATGAGTGATGTACATAACATCTGCTGATTGAGCAAATTTTATGTCAAACAATTCTGCTGTTAAATAAGGAGTAGATATTTCATAAGCTGATCCACCAGAAAGTATCTGTCCTTTGTCTTTAAAAAATCTAATATAATTATTTCCAAATTCTAAAATATAAGTTTGAGTAGTTGAAAACTCAAAAGGTATTAATCTTGTTTTAGCAGCAGAAGATTTTACTTCTGCAATAAATTGAGTTCCAACTCTTCTAGTAGCAGCACCTTGAGGATGTACTAAAAAATTTTCTAAAGTTTTTGCACCAGAGCTATACTTTTCAAAATCTGTTCTACCATCCATTTTAGGAGAAAACTCTCCAGATACAAAAGAGGTTAAAGCTAATGTCGTTCTTGGCATATTCTTTTAAAAATTTCTTGTTGGCTTAATCCTTGCTCTTCTCTTTTACATTTAGAAGTTGGATCAATTTCATGTTCGTTAATAATTTCTACTAATGCGTATCGATAAACTTTAGTGTCATCTCCCCATTGAAAATGAAGAAGTGATTTAGGTTCAGAATATTTTTCTAGTAATCTTGGATCAAAAGCCGATTTGGTCATTATAATCTAGCATCTGTAAATTCAGAGCTTTCTATAGTTCCTAATGAGTTTTCTGTTGCATCAATAAATCTTGCTTCTCTTAATCTTTCATCTGCTCTAGCCATATATTTATCTGCTAGAGTTGCGTTGTTAGTTACCGCATAAGCTAAATCTGCTGCCAGTTGATGAGATATACTTTCTTGTAAATATGTGTCGTATTCGTTTGGATCTGTAATTTTTGCAATATAAATTATATAAACAGTTCCTTCATTCGTTACGATATTTCTACCTTCAATTTTATAATCTATATCTGATTGAATACTGTCAGTAGTACCATTGTGAACTTTCAAAACTCTCAAACAATCTGAAGGTAAGGCATAAGCAAAAGAATATTCTACTACTGGTGTTGTACTGTTTTGAGCTAATTGAACTCTTTTGTGTAAGCAGTTCCAAGCATGAGATCTAAATACTCTATCTCTTACTGGTTCATATCTTTGATTAACTAATCTTGCATTCTTACTATCATCTGTGAATGCTGAAATTGTTGATGCTCCTAAAAGATTAAGAGCTGAATTTGCTATATCTACTGCACTTGCCATTATGTTGTTTCTCCTTGTTCTCTACATGAAAATCTAATTGCTAGTTTCTCATCTTCGAAATCTTCTTTGTAAAGTTCGTTTAATAAAAAATGTGATTGCTGGTATCCTTGATTTATACATGTGGACCAATTATCAAATGATCCTGTAATACTCTCATTGTTACATTTTGGAGTATCTGCTGCGTAACTACACACATATAAAATTAAAAGATATTTCACTTTAACATTTCCATCTTCGTCTTGCTTGTCTGATCCTTGAGTTTGGATTATTTCTAGTTTTTGCAGAAGATCTCTTCAGTTGTCCTAAAGATCTTGCGCAGTATGATTTTCTTCGTTTAGCAGCAGCTGATCCTTTTTTAACTTTACCAGTTACTGCGGTTTTTAATTTTGAACCTGGATTAGCTCTTCTGTAAGCATTCACTCCAGCTTGTGTCATTCCAGCACCTTTTTTAGTAGGTCTGTAATTTCTCTTATTTCTTGAGATTGCTCTTGGCATTTTACTATTGCCTGGCGGAGTATTTCATCCGCCAAACAAAATTAGTTATTAGTCTACAACGTAGAACATTTGAAGTTGGATAGTACCAGTTCCATTAGCACCAGCTAATGTTACAGTTACTGGAAGTCCATCTTTGTTTGCATCTACGACTGAGTTTTTTCCTAAAGCGATTGTGTCAAGACAAGCAACACTACCAGCTGTAGCAGATGAAGCCGCAGCTTTATACTCATCTACATCAACAGCTTGAGCAGTTCCGTCTGCTTTTGTATGAGCAGCGTAACCTACTGAGATAGTTGTACTTGCACCTAACGCATCATAGCTAACTGTACCAGATAGTAATCTTGCACCATTTGGTATTGTAAACATATTGATAGTGTCTTGTTCTGCAGATGCTTCGTATTCAGCAAATGCAGCTCTTACTCTACCAGATAGTTCGTTAGTTTTGATCTTTTCAGAAGGAACACT